TCGAACCGGTTCTGATTGGTAGACTCATCAAAGAACAAGGCAAATATAAAATTGAATACACAAAGGCTTAATTACGAGAACATAACCAACCAAACATACAATAACATAACCAACCAAACATACAATAACATACAATCATACTATGAAGAACATTATTTCCACATATGTGGATATTTTGTGTAATATCAACAGAATACTACACAAAAATAACAAAATATTACCAGAAAACAAAATATATTATTCTCATGACAAGGAAATGTGTACATGTTCTCAACACCATTTCTACGGAAGGTGTTCACATCTATTGTCTGTCTAGTTGCATCAGTGGAAGACAAACACTGTAGCAACCTTTCAAATGTTGTCATTGGAGAACATAATAAATTAATAATAAGAGTGTATCTATACAGACATCATGAACAACCAAAATACAAATCCGCTCGATAATACGGCTTATTCAAAAATATACTAATATTACTTGTGATGAACTATGCAGTGTATACTACATAAACAACCATATGTATCTGATAAGAAATAAAGTAGGTTTTTTCTCTCAAAAGTATTTTTGGTTTTGCACTTTTGGACATTTTTAAAAATGTCCAATTTTCATTTTTGTGAGAAAGTCTTGGGAAAAGAAAAGTTAAAAAATGGGTTCATAGCATAATGCAGTGATTTCAGTTTTTATTCATTTTGGTTGACTGCATATATTTTTTTTATATTTTCATCAAAATTGGTTTAGGAACTTTTTTATGTTAACTATATATTAACAAATGTTCTCAGAAAAAGTTCCAAAAAGTTCCAAAAATTATATCTGCGAAAAGTGCAAATACAATACGGTAAGAGAAAGTCAATTTACTCGACATTTACTGACTGCAAAACATCAAAAGTTAACATCGTTAACCAAAAAAGTTCCAAAAAGTTCCAAAAATTATATATGTGAATGTTGCGAGAAGCAATACAACTCTCGTGTAGGGTTGTGGAAACACAAACAACGATGCAGTGGAATACCAGACGAATCTTCAAATGCGACCGACAAAAAAATACATAAACAATATCACGAGACAGATACAATCGTGGAATTGATTAAACAGAATCAAGAATTCAAAGAATTAATTCTTGAACAAAACAAGCAATTGGTTGAATTGAGCCAAAAGCCGACCACCACAAACAATACGATCAACAACAACCATCAAAAATTCAATTTGAACGTTTTCTTGAATGAACAATGTAAAGATGCGATCAATATGTCTGATTTTTTAGAAAATATGGAATTGGACATGGAGGACTTAAGAGAAACTGGTCGTTTGGGGTATGTAGAAGGTATATCGCGTATTCTGGTGAACAAACTTCGTGAACTAGACACATACAAACGCCCTCTTCATTGTACTGATTTGAAACGCGAAACACTGTATATAAAAGAAAATGATGAATGGTCAAAGGAAGACAATTCGAAGGAAACTCTCAAAGGACTTGTAAACAAAGTGGCGAATAAAAATTGTAAAAATATCGAACAATGGAAAGATGAACATCCAGAATACAATATTTTCGATACTCCCGAGAACATGGACTATATGGATTTATGTAATACGGTTCTTGGTGGACTTGGTGAGCAAGAATGCAGACAATTCCGTGATAAAATTGCGAGAAACGTGATTAAAGAAGTCATGGTTCTCAAAATGTAAAATAGGTAATATGTTTTCCAACTCTCTAGAATTTTTTGAACTTTTGGACATTTTTAAAAATGTCCAATTTTCATTTTTGTGAAAAAGTCTTGGGAAAAGAAAAGTTAAAAAATGGGTTTATAGCATAATGCAGTGATTTCGTTAATTCGTATAATTTGTTTGACTGCATAACAAAAATATAGTTTTCTTAAAAAACGATTTAGGATATTTTTTTGTTAACAATATATATTAACAAATGTTAACAAAAAAGTCTCCAAAAGTCTCCAAAAAATTTTATTGCGAATGTTGTGATTATGGATGCAGTAGACAAAGTGAATATAATAAACATACATCCACAGCAAAACATCAAACGTTAACATCTGTTAACAAAAAAGTCTCCAAAAATCTCCCAACGTTTATATGCCAGAGTTGTAATAAACACTACAAATCTCGGGTTGGTTTGTGGAAACATCAACAAAATTGTGCGAATGTAGTAGACATACCAAATAAAGAAAACCCATTACCACTTCCGAATATGTCTGGGGCTCCAGATATGACGTTGTTTGTTGACTTATTAAAGCAAAATCAAGAATTCAAAGAACTGATGGTAGAACAATCAAAGCAAATGCATGATATGCAAACCGAAATACAAGAACAACAACACGAAAATAAACAACTCCAAAGACAATTAATCGATGCAGTAAAACACAATGGTAATCATATAACCAACAATACGATTAATAATAATCATCAGAAATTTAATTTGAACTTCTTTTTGAATGAACAATGTAAAGATGCTATCAATATGTCGGATTTTTTAGAAAATATGGAATTGGATATGGAAGACTTAAGAGAAACCGGTCGTTTGGGGTATGTAGAAGGAATATCACGCATTTTAGTAAACAAACTAAGAGAACTAGATACATACAAACGCCCTCTTCATTGTACCGATTTGAAACGTGAGACATTGTATATTCGCGAGAATGATGAATGGTCAAAGGAAGACAATTCGAAGGAAACGCTCAAAGGACTTGTAAATAAAGTGGCGAACAAAAACTGTAAAAATATAGAACAATGGAAAGATGAACACCCAAACTACAATATTTTCGATTCACCTGAGAACATGGAATATATGGATTTATGCAATACCATTCTAGGCGGACTAGGAGAACAAGAATGCAGACAATTTCGTGATAAAATTGTGAGAAGCGTCATCAAAGAAGTCATGGTCAACAAGTTGTAGGCAAATGTGTATAGTCATATACAATATTGAAAGCATTTAAATAGATGTCGCCAATATAACATATTACCACAAGAGATGATTATGAGAGCGTTTCTATGTGCGATTTCTTTGATTATGGTGTCTGCTTCAGCAGAAGACAGAAGACCCCGTTTTGGTGACTGGGCGAAGAAGTTTGAAATGATATTTGAAAATGATGTTCATACTGACCATGTATTTTCGAACTGGTTGGAGAATGATGACCACATTCAGCTGATAAACGGTCGTAACCTGTCTTACAGTTTGGACCACAATCAGTTTTCAGGAATGAATACTGATGAGTTCAGTAGATATCTTGGATACTCTGGTCTGCCCGAGCGATCTAGTCGCTCTTTGGTGTATCATCCTGATGCATACCAGAGCAAGGTCGCGCACGTAAAATGTCTATCCGACTGTGTGAAGCATGTGAAGGATGAGTGCACTATTGATACTGTTAATTGTCTTCGCAGTTGCAAAGACGATACAAGTTTGAGTGCTGCCGATGAGATTGATTGGGTTTCCAAGGGCGCCGTAACTGATGTGAAAGACCAAGGTCAGTGTGGTTCTTGTTGGAGTTTTTCTACTACAGGTGCACTAGAAGGCGCTAATTACGTAGAACATAACACACTGATTTCCCTTTCCGAGCAACAGCTCGTTGATTGTGATACATTCAAGTCCGGTGGAAAGGACCACGGATGCAATGGCGGACTGATGGACAACGCTTTTTCTTGGATCGAGAATAACGGTGGATTGTGCCAAGAGGCATCGTATCCGTATATTTCCGGAACGACGAAAACCGCCGGCACTTGTATGAAAGACTGTGACGTGGTTCCTGGAACTGCTATCACTAGTTATTATGATGTTCCTGCGAATTCTGATGAGGATATGATGGATGCACTAAGCAAACAACCGGTTTCCATTGCTATTCAGGCCGACCAGAAGGATTTCCAGTTGTATAGTTCTGGTGTCTTCACTGGTGACTGTGGAACACAGCTTGACCACGGAGTATTGGTTGTTGGATATGGCTCGATGGACAGTGTGGACTATTACCGTGTGAAAAACTCTTGGGGAACTTCTTGGGGAAAAGATGGATATATCTACTTGGGTAGAGGCTCGCAGTATAATAACGGAAAGGGACAATGTGGTCTCCTTATGCAGGCAAGTTATCCAACAGTGGAGTAAAAAATAAATACGAAAAATTAAAAACAAATAATATCACAGATATAGATGATATTATTTTTGCTTACTATTAAGAGATTGCTTAAAACGTCTTGAAGGGAATATTTTGCTCATCCAACTTGTACCAGTGATCTTCCACGTAGTCAATGCTGGTAAAGTAATCAACAAACTGATCACCATTGTGCTTGAATTTCACCACCACAAAAGGGTTGGTATCGTTACCATCGGCATCCTTGTAAGACGCAGTATAACTAATGGTAAGGATCTCACGCTTGTCGATGACACCGTGTGTATCACTGGCCATAGTGGTTCCTTCAGCATTTGTGTAAATACTAATGAGTGCGCGCTTTCCCCCCTTTATAATAGTTTGAATACTAGCATCCAAAGCAGGATAATTTTCACTATTTAGTGCAATGGGAGCAGACATAATTATATATTGATTATATATATTTCTTCTACAGATATTACGTATGAATAATTATCCCAAACATTATGTTCCTAAATATATCTCGATAAAGGACAGAGGTGTTCAATTAAAAAATTTGCACAAATCTAGAAAAATGTACAAGAAGGGTAAATATTTTCAACGACCAAAAATAAAGACATTTCGATCCAAACCTTCCCAACATGTAAAAAATGCTAAAGAACTATATAAGATAGACAATGTGGCACCTTCCAGAGAATTGGTAAAAGCAACAAAATGCTCGATGAAGACATTAGACAAAATAGCAAACAAAGGTCGAGGCGCATACTATTCAAGTGGGTCGAGACCAAATCAAAGCGCGGAATCGTGGGCAATTGCTAGATTAGCAAGTGCAGTCACCGGGGGCAATGCAAGTATTGTAGATTATCATTTATTAAACGATGGGTGCAAAAAAGAGAGCAAGGCACTGAAACTGGCCAAACAAACTTGCAAAAAACAAAACAAATGCACAAATAAAAACAAAACGCGTAAAATAACTTTGCAAAAGAAAATATAAAAACAAACGCACTTATTTAGATATACGTTAATAAGAATGAACGAAGAAAATAATGTGTTGACTATAAAAACTGTGCAAATTCAGCCAATAAGGAATATGATTACTGCAATTAAGGATATATTGACGGATGCAACCATTACATTCACCAAAGAAGGTATGAAAATCATTAACTTTGATAAAACACATACTATTCTGGTGAATGTATCATTGCACGCAAACCGATTTGAAAAATATAACTGCATTCCGGACAAGATTATCGTATGTGCGAACACCCTTCATTTGTTCAAAGTGATTTCGACTATGTCAAATGACGACACGTTGTCTATTTACATTGATAAGGCGGACTACCACGACGGCATTGTTTCTCACCTGGGATTGCAATATGATAATGGAGACATAAAACAGTGTTATAGTCAAAAGTTGAGATTAATTGAACCCGATACGGAAGAGATGCACGTGCCGGATGTGGAATATTCAACTGCGATTAATATGCCGTCTTCCGATTTTCAGAAGATTATTCGTGATTTGAATGGAATTTCGGATCGCATCGAGATAAAGTCCGTTGGAAATGATTTGATATTCTCTTGTGAAGGTGGTTTCGCGAGCTCGCGTATATTCCGTTCTGAGTCCGATGGAAATATGAACTTCATACAGAAAAATGATGCATCCGTTATCTTTCAGGGAGAGTTTTCATTAAAAAGCTTAAGCCATTTTATCAAGTGTACACCATTATGTAGTCATTTGGAAATTTATCTGGGCAACGATTTGCCTCTTATAGTAAAATATGATGTAGCTTCTTTGGGAGAAATTAAGTTATGTTTGGTTCCTCTGCCTCCTGCATAATCATTAGATGGTAACAATTTTACTTTCTCCTACATTCACTTGACCTACCACTTGTGTTTTTACTATATTTACCAGCCGCGTATAAATGATTTCTGTATCTTTGTTCGATCGTGCTTTCGAATGTTCTTTGCAAAACTTTGCGCCCTGAATAATTATTTTTGATATTTGGCGACGGTTGTAGTTTTTGTCGCTAGGCATATTCGCAATGACGTGGCTGGAAGACGCATTGTGTAAGTGAAACCACATATCGGTTGGTTTACACATATCAATCATATCAAAATTGTCTTGTGCATTTTCTCCAATATAAAATTCGATTTCGCTAGATATAGCAGGAATAAATAGGTTTTTTGTAATCATGGTAATGATGTTGTAGATTTACATAATTTTACAATATCATTTATTATTCAATTTTTCATTAAAATTCAGGTTGGTGCGCTTTAAATAGACATCCGTGTTTCGTTAAATTTGGTATATCTGCGATAATATCAGGATCTTGATATTCGGATACAGACATCCATATTTTGATAATACAAAAGTTTTTCTTCGGGGAGACTGTAATTCCATTGATATACTGATTGTATTTTTGATCTGTACATAACGTCTCTCCACAAAGCAAATAAAACAAATGTTTCCAAATGTCCGGAACATATTTGTTCAATATTTTGTATGAAAAAGAACCACCGGCTCGGTTTTTAGGGTCTTCCCACATAGGAGTAATACCATCACGCATGATAAACAACATGCAGTTTTTAACAACATTATCTGTAAGTTTTTCATTTACACGAACAACCTTTTCAACCGTATCAATTAACGTTACAATTTTAGAATAACTGGACAATTCCCAACTTGTGTTGTTTGGTAAATGATAATACAAATTCCATTTACCATTCAGATCATGGTGGGCAGGATGACGCACTGTATCCATGTATTATATACCCTTAACATAGTAGAACGTTTATCTTTATATATATTCTTTATTCTTTTTCTTCTTTTTCTTCTTTTTCTTCTGGTTTTTTTGTGTCTAGATTTGTTGTTTTCTTTGCAAAATCTATAATCGTCCAATTATTTTCAGTTAATATAGCATATTGTGTACTACTCATGGATAACATATTCATCTTATTATCAATAATATCCAATGTATAGTTATCGTCAAATACGTACGACAATGATTGATATTCCAAACAACGTTTCACAAACATAGGTGTAAACAATACATTGCCTACTTGATACATTTGCGCGGGAATTTCAATAGCGATCGGTTTGTTCATGCTCGGGTGTTTATATGTTACACTCAAGAATACATGTTCAGACGATTTATGTTCAAAATCAGTATGCACATTCAATATCGAACGAACAATGTATCGGTCTCCATCGCGCATCACCACGATCGCATCTACTACGTGCATTAAATTTGTGATAAGTGACTGTAGAATGTCGAAAAAATACATAAATCCTTGTTCGACTTTTCCATTATATGAACAATCCGGACTAACATCGGTCGACATCATCTGATAATTTTCAATGTGTATATAGCGGTCACCCTTAAAAATATGACTATTTTTGATAAGTATATGTGTAGATATCCAATGGTGTTGAAATGGTTCAACCTTATAATCTTCTATGAAACACGCTATGCAATTGGTATAATATATAGATCGGTTTGCTAACTCTCGAACAATGGGATAATGTGTATACGCATATTGGTAACCATCTACTATATACATTTGTGCAGTAACGTAAAAATCAAATAAAATGATGAGCATTTTCGATACGTGTTCGTTATTGCTAAGCTGGTCATATAATGTTTCTGTATAACGATTGAACAAAATAGTCATAACGGATAACCCTGTATTCACAGTGGTTAATATATTACGAATAGCTTCCATATAACAAATAACAATGTATATCCATTTATATTATTTCAACGATGAAATTAAATAAGAAAATGTCGGCATAATATAAATATATGTTTGAAAGAGGATTGTTTGTATTTCGACGTGATTTTCGTATAGTCGACAATATTGGATTGAACCAAGCGTGGAAACAATGTAAAAAAGTATACGTAAGTTTCATTTTCACCCCAGAACAAGTAGTGAATAACGAATTCAAGTCAAACAATGCGGTTCAATTTATGATTGAAAGTTTAGATGAACTGCGCAAACAAATCAAATCACGAGGAGGAGAACTCTATACATTTTATGGAAAACAAGACGAGGTCATCGACGATTTAATTAACGAACTGGGATTGGATGCAGTATTTTTCAACAAGGATTACAGTCCATATGCAGTGAAACGCGATACATCCATTCAGAAAATATGCGATAACAACAGCATTCAATGTAACGCGTACCACGATTATTATTTGTTTGAACCTGGAACTGTGTTCACGTCTACTGGAAATGCATACAAAAAATATACACCATTTTATAACACCGTCATTCAAATGGATGTGAGATCTATTGAAAAAGATCTTGAACGAAGCATTTCAAAAACAACCAAGAAGTTATCGAATATTGTTTCGCTTGCAGATGCTTTCCGCAAATTTACAAGAGAAAACAAAGACATATTAGTGCACGGTGGAAGACAAAATGGGTTATTGTTTTTACGAAACGCCATAGCAGAACAAAAGGACTATGTGGATACACGTGATTTTTTTGAAGGAAAAAAGAAAACGTCTCATTTGTCTGCATATATAAAATTCGGATGCGTATCTATTCGCGAAGTGTATTTTGCTTTCAAAAAAAGATACGGAAAAGAACACGGATTGATAAGTGAACTTATTTGGCGCGAATTCTTTGCACACGTATTGTATGCATATCCCGAAGTAGTTGGGCAATCTTACCAGGAAAGATACAAGAATTTGGCTTGGAGCAACAACAAACAACATATCCAAAAATGGAAGACAGGACACACTGGAATTCCGTTAGTAGATGCAGCTATGCGAGAAATGAATGCTACCGGGTATATGCATAATCGAGGTAGAATGACTGCAGCGAGCGTATTAATCAAAACCTTGTTAGTGGATTGGCGTATTGGAGAGAAATACTTCGCTCAAAAACTAACAGACTATGATATTGCCTCTAATAATGGAAACTGGCAAGGGATCAGTGGAACAGGGGTAGACATGAAACCCTATTTCCGAGATATGAACCCCTGGATACAAAGTAAGAAATTCGATGATAATGCCGAATATATAAAAAAATGGATACCTGAGTTACGAGATGTAGATGCAAAAGAGATACATACGTGGTACGTAGCTTGCAGGGAGACACAGCACAAGGATAGTTCATATCCTTGTCCTATTGTTGATTATTCAACGCAAAAAGACAAAATGATGAGTATGTATAAGAATGCAAAATAATAATATACGATTTTAAAATACAGTCATTTTCTCGTGACCAAACCGCATCTTCAGATCTACCCATACACCATCAATAATACCAGCATCAATCAAATTGCGAATGAATGAGACGTCTTCACTCATACCCTCGTGAATTGACTGTCCGTCTGGACCCTTATTTGTAAACTTGTTAATATCCTTGAAAAACCAAGGATATTTCATACGCTCATCTTCCAACATACCATATGGGATAGCCATGCACCCCATACCAGCATATCCGCACTTTACCATATGTTTTTCTGATTTTACTCTCTCCTCGGCATCCTTTGCATCCATAAACTTGAAATGCCCGTTCTTTACATAAAACTCTTCGTCCCAGTTTTCGACGCAGGTCATCATTTCGCCGCCATCCATAGCATATGTTCCTGAAATGATTTTATTTTTCTCGTGCAAGCATTTTTGCACAAGGTTATTAATCATATCGCCACTAAATACCATATCACTGTCCAAAAAGAACATCACATCATATTTAATCTTTCCGTCGAAAGGCTTCTGGTCTGGTCCACGTAGCACATCTGCGCCCAGGCATAGCGTACGTGCGAAATTCACCTGGGACGAATATGCATTAGCGAATATAATCTCGTACTTCTCTGCAAGTCCCATCAAGGCTCCAGTCCAACATTTCAAAAATCGTCCAGAGAAAGTATTTCCAGGAACGCAAAGCAAAATCACAGGTCTTTTAGACTCGACAGGGGTTTCCATCAATACAGGTTCCATAAAGTAATAATTATAATAGAGTTATCACTTTATATTGGTTGTATTATATTTATAGATCGAGCGACACGATGTTCTTCTCGGAACCGTTCTTTCTCTTGCTCTTCTTGGGCATGTTGTTATTCTGAATATCCTTCAATGAAGAAATAGACAACAAAGAGTCATCATCCTTCTTGGTCTCGCTGTGAATATTCACTGTGCGTGTTTTTAAACCAGATAGAATGTTATCAATGTCTGAATTTTGGGGTCCCTTCATCTCAGGTCTTTTTTGCGGGGCAGACTGATTTCTTAATTCGGCAGCGGGCTCCAATCTAACACCTTCCTCTCTAAACATTGTTCCTCTGCTTGCATTGATGTCGGGTCGGTTGGTTGGTGCATTTCCGTTCATACCAGGTCTGGGAGGAGGAGGAATATTCTGCGTCTCCACTGGTCCTGGTGGAGGAGGTCCCTTGGGTCGACTGTTGTCTTGCATGAAGTTATTCGCCATTGCGAATCCAGGAGAATCCTGAGACATACTATTTACAGTTGCGTTGGTAAACATCTTCATCAATTCAGGACTCTGTTTAATCACATCGTTGAATGCAGGGGTAGCACTGGAGAGAGCCTTGTTCGAAAAATTCAATACGGCCGCACTGAAACCTACACGTAAGAGAAGGGAAATTTCAGGGGCCATCTTACCTCCCTTATATTTATCATGTAATTCTGTAAAAATTTCTTCATAACTATCGAGATCCTCACTCACTTGCTCACCCCAACCATCAAGGTTCAGATCGAATGGATTGAAAATAGCATTGCCGTATTCGAGGGAATTAACAAACGTCATAAACCACCATCCCTGCAGTTTAATGCTATCCTTCTTTCTCTTTTCCTCCATGGCTCCTTCATACTCATCTTCCACCTCATCATAAGGTGAATCCATAGTGAAATTGCCGGAATCTTTCAACATACCTTTTTCTTTCCATTCATCAAGCTTTTTCAACATAAGGCGCTTCTTTCTTCTCTTTTCGCGCTCACTTAAATTAGCAGAAGCCCTATACTCCTGCTCGGGTGGAACTTCATTCGACTTCATAAATCCATCCCACGTTTTCGCACTTCCCATCATATCAGATGTAGCCGCCCCCAAGCTGGCTTCATTTAAATCATCAAATTTCATATCATTCACGGGTTGGTGGTCTTCTTTCACAATGTTCTGTGCAGAATTCAATCCTAAATAACCAGAAAATAGATTACTGCCGCTGTTCTCTTCGGGAGCAGACTTGTTTCCAGACAGTTGATTGAGTTCAGACTCCAAATCATCCAGTTCTCCTAAATCCAAATTCGCAACATTAGTAGATTTCTTTTTATCGTTCATGAGCAATTCAATTCCACTACCAAAATTTACCGATGGTGCGTTATCACGTGATTTAAAATCCAAACTAATCGGTTCGTGGCTAGAAGGTCCAATGTCAATAACTTCTTCCATGTCTTATGTTATTCAAACACTATTTATTTTTAAATCGTCCGCGTAAGTTATTATATTTCTATGTTTGAAATACCATAATCCTTGCAAAAAGGCATCGGCCAAATCATCTTTTTTATCAGTTAACAATGCACCGCTCCAATTGCTAAAATTGCGTTCAATGATCCGATAACAATAATAAATGCCGTCTTTTTTATGTTCTTTGTAATTTGGATTTTTTATAGAAACACTTTGTTCCTTATTTTCTTTCTTTTTTTTCGGAACCTCTCCCTGGGTATCTGCGAATTGTTTCAATTTGTTCGCAGATGAAATGAATTCAATTGCACAGTCGTCATTTCGCATAATAAAATATTGGGCTAACATACCCTGTATTGTTTTCATTCGATTCGCAATGGGTGAAATCTGATTTTCAATAATAACGTGCGTTATTTCGGGAAGGATCTGTATCTTATCTAACAATATTTTCATCTTTTTTCCAATTACAACTAAATCGACTTGAGAAGCATTTTTGGTTTTCTTGTATGTGATTTTTTCTAAACAATGTTTTTCCAAATATTGTTGAACCTCCGCTAACATACTGGTTTTGTTTTGCTTACGTTCTTTGTCTAAAAATAAAAAGTGTTGGTTTCCCCATTTGATAACCTCATCCACTTTTTGCTTTTTGATATGGGTGTATTGATTTTCTTTTACTGGTAATAAATAATTGCTTGACTTTGCGTGTGTTTCACAATAACATAGATCATTATATTGGTATTTTGCGTTTTTCCCACATACCTTATTTTGCTGTTTGCGACTATTTACGATTGCATTGCACGTTTTTTTGACGATTGTATTTTCTTCATTTAAATTCAATACCTTCCAGTCAAGGATATCTATGTTTGCTGAACAATCAAATATGCAATACGCCATGTTTTTTATGCCAACGTCGAAACTAATAGTTTTCATTTTGAATGTATGAATAAAAATATATTTTTTGTATATATTTTTATGAAAATGATAAAATTATCTGCGCAATAATTCATCTTGTGTAATTGCAGGAGAAATTTGACGGCTCTCTAATTGGTCTCTCGACAAGTATGTAGTTTTTAAATCACTTTGCACATAACCAGCAGGCTTTGTTTCGTCCAATACACTCTTGAATGAGTAAGGATAGTTGGAGTATCCTTGCACTTCATTGGATTGAATGTTTGGTGATTGAGCATTCTTTGTGTTATACCCAGTATCATTTGCCGACTGAACAAACTCATTGCGCATTACATCCTTTGCATTTTTGGTCAAATATTGACGGTATTCCCAGTTGGACTTGATGTTGTTTTGGTTCTTCAATTCCTTGTTCATCTGGGTTTCAGTTTGCCATGAAGATACAATGGAGCGACCGTCCTTCATCATAGGAGGGAAATCGCTGTATTGGTTGTTTGTAGAATATCCATCATATGAGAGTTGCTTCTCTTCTTTTTTGGGTTCTTGCTTATTTGCTTTGAAAAACGAAAACATTATTATATTAAAAGATGATATATTCTTGCATCGAAATAACTCTATTCTAATTCATTCAATAATTCTATCAATTCGACTTTCTTTAATTTACTTGGGTTGGTGCTTAATCCCTTTTCAATAACCAACGCCTTTAATGCAGAATTAGTCATCGCTTTGTAGGCATCCATCGCAGAAGGGAACTCCTCCATTTGGTCTGTGTTTTCTAAAGTTGTTTCTACTTTCTCTACCTTGATTGAATTATTGTCGTCAATCTCTAACAAAGAACTTTGTGTAGGTTCTTGTTGGACATCATCCTCTACCATTTTTACCTGTTTCAACTCATTATCAAGTTCGACTACCCTTTCTTCGTCTTCCTCTTCATCTTCTTCTAAATCATCTTCGGATAAATAACTGGACTCATCATCTCCACTTTCCTCATCCTCATCCTCATCCTCATCATCACTTTCGTCGTCATGTCTAGGATACATCTGTACAGAATGTGAGTGTTCAACTTGATTGGTCGGCACATTCATCGGTGCACCTCCACCAAACGACGTTGTATTTTGTCGTCGCAATAAATTTAACTCTTGAACAATATTGTTCATAATTTCAAACATAGTATCGCATCGCTGTTCCATAGTACTCACTCTATTTTTGAAATGGTATACAACCAATAAAATAAGCAAGAAAGTAGCAACTAATCCTAAATAAAATATGGAGTCCATCATGTTCATTAAAGTCATTTAATATACAAAAATAAAAATATACCTCAATGCAAACGAAAAAATAAAAAAGGTTGCTATAATATATAAATGGATTCTGTTACTAACGCCGCCCCTAAACTGAACCTACTTGATGGAGCTTACAACAATCAACTGTTGACGATAATTCTAATTGTATTGATTGTATTTTCACTTTTAGGAGTAAATATTCTGAATATTTTCGGAGACCTGTTGCAATCCGTTGTCGATCTGTTCGGTCCTTTCATTATGCAGATCGCTTCTTTGATTGCATATACAGCTGGTTCCATTTTGAACCAGATTAGTTCTCTTTTTACCGTGACTGGTACTGCTGGTGTCGAAATTGCTGGAGGCACAATTGATACTGTTGGAGACTTACTGAAGGATGCTAGTGCTGGACACCTACCTGACCGCATTAATTTAGGTGAAACCGTGAACCGCTCTTCTGTTCAGGTTCGTGACCCAGATATGGACAACACTACAAATCCCATTCAAAATGCAATTACCTCTCGCAAATCTCAATGGTGCTTGGTGGGCGAGTTCGAAGGAAAGCGCGGATGCGTACAAGTCGGAGAACAAGACAAATGCCTATCTAATCAGCTGTATCCCAGTTTCGAAACTTGTTTGAACCCTACTATGACGCAAAACAAACACCCTCTTAAGAGCGAGGCAACCAAATTAGAGTAATTATTGAATACGACGTTGGTCAAAGAAAATAGTGCGAAAAAAACATAAGACAGCTAAATGCTTATGTTTTTTTATTTATTTATTTATGGATATGTTTATACGATCACAGTATAACGATTTCTCGTCTTTCTTAATTTATTCATAGGGATTGCTTCAAGTCCTTGCGAAAGGAGTATATCAGATTTCCATTCACAGTTAATGAAGTAATGTCCGGTTGGTAGTTCGACGGAACCGATTCCATTCTTTTGCCCGCGGTTCCAAGTCGTTTGCACAATTGTTCCATCTTCGCAATAATGCGTTCCGCTACCGTGCCACATATTATCCTTCCATTCGCCATCGTAGATGCGGTAAATCGAGGAATAATCGGTACCCTTACCATTTTTTGCACCCTCAAACCAGTATCCGGTGTAAATCAAGACATTATTTTCATACAGCGTTCCTTCTCCATATTGAAGACCATTGACCCAACCGCCTTCGTATACCAGCTCGCCATCCGTATCGTATGTTGTACCAAATCCACTGTATCGATTGTTCAACATACCCCCTTCATATTGTTTATTTCCATTATCGTGATACAAAATGCATTTACCAGTATAACTACCTTTATCAGTGAAGCGACCTTCATAGACCAGGGTTTGATTTTTATATAATTTTCCTTTTTTGGGGACAACAATCGAATTGGTACCGCTACCGAAGTCAGATACTCCGTAATAAACAATATCCGATGTATCGGTTACAATAATCACCTCCCCTGTAAAACTAAATACCGTGGTCGGGTAATCGGTCTCGTCGATGTGTTCAATATAGAAATCTTCGACGGTAATCGTGTAAGTCATGATGCCTGAATAAATAAGAAAGAATGTGTTTGTTATCTTGCATATTCTTCGTTCCATTGCAATCAATTTTATATGAAGATTTAGAACTAATATAAATACAATTGCGCTATTCATGCATAATGGACGTGCTGGAAAATATAGATTACAGTGCCTTTCAAGGTGAAATGATGAATGAAATTGAGCAAATGATGGGTCAAATGATAGACATGCAAATATATAGCACGGATACGTATAATAAATATGCGCAATATAGCCATATTTATGTAAATAATAATTCGCTACAAGTTACTGAGAAAATGGCTCACGAAATAAAATGGCTCATACATTACGTGAAAGAAACACATTTGTATTTATACGAAGACTACAAAGACGATATGTTAGAAAAATTTGATCGTGTGACTGAATACTTACCGTATTTATTTGACCTGTATGATGCATATACTGATAACGACCGTGACGGTAGACATACTTTCCAACCAGTACATACTCTCAAGAATATTCGACAATTGTTGCTTCCTTTCCGCGATTGTGTAGATCGAGAAAAGTTTGATACTACTTATGTTGACCACTGTGTGAACCTATTGGAATTCTACAAGTTTACTGCGAATTTTATGATATGTCGTTTACAAGAGCTTGAATTTGATATTGATTTTATGAAAAAAAACCCGGATCGCATACAAGGATACGAACCATAATATTGTGATAATTATATACTTTATCATAATATTAGTTTAAAAAGTATCTATTATTATCGATTACATGCAGAAAGATAGTGTAAACATCGATATTGTTGATATTGCAAAATATATTCCCGACTTTGTACAAATAAGATATAGCATTATCCCGAATGCAGGATTGGGCATATTTGCGAATACCAAGATACCCGCGGGAACCTTTATTGGAAATTATATGGGGGAAATATACGAATTCAATAGTAAACCAACCAGCAACGATTACTTATTCGAAAGTATAATAGGAAATGCATCGATAGTATTTGATGCGGATAATCTAGAAAAGTCTAATTATACTCGTTTTATGAATTGTTGTTATAGTAACGAAGTAGAAAATATTACTGTAATCAGATACAAACGAGAAACTGGTTCGAGTGTATATATTACACAATCGGGAAAAGAAATTGATATTGAGGGTTATGTATTTTTTTATGCAAAACGCGAGATAGAAGAAGGGGAAGAATTATTATATGATTATGGACTTAACTATCGTAATAAATTAGGAATTGTGAATTGGTAAAATGTTACCATTGAGAGATATATCTTTGAAAATAAATAACGGATGGTTCTCTACGTTAGATAAATTCCGTTCAACTCAAATGGTATATACGTTTCACTTACTTGGTTCGATACGCTGCAATTGGTTTCCACTAATAAATTATTCGAAGATAAATTAAACACTATTCCGTATTCTACATTATTAAAATCGTCTTCATATCCAAAAGGAGTAGAGATGGATATTTTCGGAAATCCAACTATATCATAGACAAACCCTCGTTCTGTAAATAAATTCACACCAGACACTTCCACAGTTCCTCCGTGTACAACTGCCTGAAACTGCGTATTGGCTGCATTAAATGACGTATCAAGTAATTGAACATTAAATGAAGAATCCGTATAAGTCAATGTAGGCGTTAATGTTGTTCCAGTTACTGGGTCAACTACATTTCCATTGTTATATAATACCGACACACCCATTGGAGAGGTATTAAAAAGACTAAGCGACAAATCGTATGTAGTATCTACATTTCCAGTTGAGAAGCCGCGCACAAATATACCATACGGAATTTTGAAACTGTATGTGTATTGAGGATTGGTGATACCATATTGGATGCCCAGTGAGAATATGTCCTGGGTATTATTATGCAAGGCAAATATATTGTCGGTAATGTTATATCTCCATTCATCCGTATCCTCATCGTTCGCTATAGCCAAGGTTTCCACATTAGTCTTGTAATTGTATAACGGAATGCTATCGTCTTTGTATAATAACATAGATGGACCAGGAACACCAGAAGATGAAGTGGGCGTATAAATAATTTCATTATTATTGCAATTGGTATCTATATTGGAATATATGGTTTTATATGAATATACATTTTCACTTATATCCAATATTGCATTACGCACTTCGGTTACTTCTTGTACAATTGTTCCCGGATAAGTCGAATTTTGATACTTACCAGATAAGAGTTGAGCCATTTTCTGTTTTTTTGTTAAATTATTCCCCTTTGATGCTTGACTGTTTCCTGAATATTGTAAGATTTCAGCTTTTCGTCGCATATTCAATTGTGCTTCTGTATATTGATTGTAAGGCGATTTTGTTTCAAGACGAGCAGGCGGTATCGTAAACAACATTTGTTTCCTTCGTTGTAAACATATTCCACTCACGTCAGAAGACATATTATATAATAAAGTACGACTATATAATATGATTGCATTGCACAATTAATTGGTTTTGGAATAATACCAATAATTGGATAAGTAAGAGAAATATTTTGTATTCAGATTACCATCTTTTACTGTTAAATTGGGTCCTTTGCGAACAATGCTATTAATATCAAACACATTCAGTGCAGAATTATAATAACGTAAACTGGATAACTTGCCGTTAAAACCGCCGTTCTGAGCAATGTATACATCACTGTAGTTTTGCTTGGGAACGTTGCTTAATACCATACGCTTGGACAAGGTTCCATTCACATAAATGTCTATGATCTTGTTTTGCAGCCGGATTGCTAAATGTATCCATTTTTTAATAGGCATATTTTCTACCACGATAGACGTATTCGCGTCTCCATATTTGACTGTATCCATCATAACGCGTAAATTGTTAGTTTTTGGTTCTAAGTATACACCAGGTGAATTATTCATGGAAGACAAGTTGGTTACAGCGTCGAATTGACCATCGCCCTTACTAAACACATGTTGGTATTTTTCATCTTGATTTCCTAAATCATTTATATATAACCATGATGACCAAGTAAATTCGGCGCCACTATCTTCATTATTAGAGCGAAGGATAGTGGCTGACCCGCCCTGTTTTGGGTCTTGATGAACAACCATGGAGTTGTTTCCATCAATCATACCATTGATCAGATAAGGACTATCAGATGGACCAAAGAGAATACTTATCAGAATTACGCCTAAATTGAGAAGAACAAGCATGCCGATTAGCACTAAAATAATGAATGCGAATTTTGCGATGATAGTGTTGGATTGGAGGAACCCGGTTGTTGCTTCCGGGACAGTAGCGGATTGTTTTGAAAACTCGCTGAAAGTATCCGTCAATTGCGAACTAGTATTCTGCAACGTATTGCCCAGATTACTGATGCCTTGTTGCATGCTTTCTTGGCTAGGTAATTTGTCCATTGCATTCGATAAATTGCTTGTAATTTGAGTACCCACGTTTGCGGTAAATCCTGGTTGAGCGTTCATATATATTGTTATAATATAGGGATAAAAATTATAACCATACAAATTTATATTAAACTATTTATTTTGCCTTAAATAACAGAGAACCTAGATTGTTCCTGCTCGTTCTTCAGAATAGATATGTCTACACCATACGAACTCAACATATTCATCAGTCTGTTTGAACCATTGCCATCTAAATAATTTTCCCATACGGTTTTGGGATCAAGTGGTGCAACCCAGCGTTTGAAATTCGCCAAATATGCGTCAAACTTTCCTTCCGCATTGCCGACAAGAATGGGCGTATCTGAAGTAGGAGGCACCTTGGGCATAGTATTGGTACCAGTTTTGAAGAAACGTTGAGAACGCATCAACTTACCGTCAATATATGCATCCACAAACTGGTTATCCATACTCAATCCGATGCACACCCATTTTTGAAGAGGGAAGTTATCAGTAATCAACATAGTCTCTGTCGTATCATCAGACATAGCCATATCCATTTTCAACAAAGGACCTGTTTTATCCAAATACAATTTCATGTTGTTGTCTCTACTAAATATGGTTTTTTCAACATTGTTATCCCAAGTGTTCACATATAACCACAGAGTGTATCCATAGCGGGAATTATTCGCCTTTTCAATATTAGTAAGGGGAGGTTGGGGTTGTTTCAAATTTGCACTAGCAGTGAGGCTCGATGAGCGGTTTGATAGGAAATAGTATAAAACATATATCAATAAAATAATAACAACTCCTAAAACAATCACTGTTGTATTCATAATTATATATTTTATGGCTATAAAAAAAATATATAAGTTAGTCAGTTCGTAAAAAGAATAGTCGTTTCAGCATATCCCCATTAATCAAATTTTTAGGCATGAACTCTGTTTCAATTGGTGGGTTCTTATGAGCAAGCAAATTATACTCGTTCAATATGTTTCGCTTAGATAGAGGAGCTTTATAATAAGTAATATTGCAAATTGCTCCATCCAACCCATTTTGGTCGCCGATCGTAATATTGTCGTATGGCGTATATTTTGGCTCCGCATTATGTATTGGAACTGATTGGGCTAATTTACCATTTACAAATATATCCAGGAAAGTGGATGAATAGTTAAATGCAATATGGTTCCATTTTTGCTTCGCGATATTCAACTTGACTTTATCTTCTTGTTTGTTGTCGCGATTTGTGTAATATACAACCAAATTATTTCGACCATGCTCTTCATCAATGTTGTTTTCATATACTACATGTGGCGCACCATCGGCATAATTGAATATGTTGGTTTCTTTTGAGTATGCTTTATAATTCGAACCTTGGTCATTCAAATACAACCAAAATGATATTCCGTAGTTGCGACGATAATTGGCGGTTTGGTCAAATTGGTCATTCTTTTCCATTTTCAGTTCTTCACTTCCTGAAATTACGTGTGACTTATCCAGGAATTCATTTCCAGGTAGCAATTTGATACCTTTTTTCATGAATAATAATTTCACGATCTTGGGTAAATAAATATACAGCAAAATCAACACCAATTCAATTACAAATAGATAAAATACGGGGTTCGTGGTATCACTTATATCTTTCTTAATGTAATTCACAAATTGCAGTAATAGACATGGTATGTAAAATAACATTTGCATTATCAACCCTGGGAACCCTTCTAGACGTTTGATATACTCGCCAGTAAAGTAAAATACTATTGCTAAGGAAACAAACATCAATAATACGGACAAAACAGAATAGACATGACTTAACGATGAATTTGTTTGTTGTGAAAACTGGACATAATAATACATTAATATACCACTAAATGCTACTAACGCCAACTTACTGAATACAGACGAAATCCAATTGTTTGTTGTAGCGACTGGTTTTACAAAAGAAGATAAACCATATGCCAGCAACAATAAAACCGGAATAGCCAACCAACTTGTTTCATACGTCATCGACATCGAATAATTGGACGTGAATAACATAAACACAATGAAAATCGACATAATCATTATCATCATTCCGTGAGATGCCATCGTGTTTTGAACAATAGGTTGACTGGCGGTTTGTTTCATTCTTTCGGATGCGAATTTACTCGCTTGTTCGGCTGAAGACTTGATATTTTTGTTTAATTTATTAAATGTTTGAAATCCTTTCTCTATGTAGTCTGGTTCTATTGTTTCATTCATTTATAATGCTAATATATTATAAATGGATATATTATTCGAAATTCGCTTGTTGTGCATAAAGTTATAGGTTCTCCATTGCGGTTTTCTTTCCGTGACATTCTCTACACAAAGCAACTAAATTATCTACATGATTGCTTCCACCGTGGTCCAATCTAACAATATGGTCGACTTCAAACCAAGCACTCAATTGCGTTTTGCAGTCGTCACAAGACCAATCCTGTCTAGATGCTACAAACTTCTTTTTGGTTTCACTTACTGAACGTTTGGTACCGGTTTTGCCCGAATTGATAATGCGCTGTTCTCCTTGGTATTGTTGTGAATTGTTCATCGAAACAATCGGTTTGGACGCATTGTCTTGAAACGAAGAATGTCTCGTAGTGAAATCTAATATTGGCGAAATCATATTCGTCGTGCTTTTGTCTACCGGTAAATATTTGATATATTCATTTGATGTAGCCAACATCTCGCGTGCTCTCAGTGGATTGTGTTTTACAATGTAGTAAAAAAACAGTGCACCCATTCCCACGCCAGCCATTTGATAATATTTTTTCCATGTCATCATAATTTTTACGTATTTTCCATCGGTATGAATGTTGGCTATTACAAAACCGGCGATTAATAATATAACAATTTCCAATCTCATTTAACATATCGTTAGATTTAATTCAATACATATATGGGCGATTATTCACTGTAATACATATAAATGAGTACAACAAGGAATAAGATAAATGCAAAATGGATGTATCTTGATTTGAACTTGATGCTATCTACAAATGAGATTTGCTTCGGTTTGTATTGTTCTCTATATAATTCCAATGATCTTGCTAGCGATATTTCATCTTTTCCTAACATGATGTTGTATTTATTGTGAATAAAATGCATCCAACGAACCAAAGAATCGCGATTATCTAAATAAGGTGATACTGGGTATTTGTCTAGTATTTCACTAAATTTGTTTCCCATTTCCTCGTCTGGTATAAATAGCGGCATATTGGTCAACAATTCATAATATTTTTTTTTAGTCACTTCATTCGGGGTCAACGGATAGAACTCGGCAATCGTATGCAAAAAGAACCAATAATGAGGTCCCCACGTATCTGCATCGAAATTCATAAATAACAATATATATAAAGAATACCTTTTTATAATAATAGGACAACACATTTATTATAATTTTATGAGTGCAGATAATTATTGTAACAATTGCGGAAAAGAAGGACATTCATATAGTCAATGTAAAATGCCGATTACCAGCGTAGGCGTTATTGCCTATCGAATTCATAATAACAAAAAAGAGTATCTGATGATACGTAGAAAGGATACACTTGGTTTCATCGATTTTATGAGAGGGAAGTATTCGGTCAATAACAAAGAGTATATTATGAATATGTTGAAACAAATGACTGAAGATGAGAAGGTTAAGTTGAATACATTCACATTCGAGCAATTGTGGCTGTCTGTATGGGGCAACAGCAGACTATCCAATCAATACAAACAAGAAGAAATGGTGTCGAGAAACAAATTCCAAGTCATCAAAGATGGTATTTACAACAAGCAAGTTTTTTACAATTTGAATATACTGATTGAAGAGAGTAAACAATATACCCAATGGAAAGAACCTGAATGGGGATTTCCCAAAGGTCGCCGTAATTTTCAAGAAAAAGACTTTGAATGTGCGTTACGTGAGTTTAAAGAAGAAACTGGAGTGCCTACCGAATATTTGCATAGTATTCAAAATATTTTTCCATTTGAAGAAAATTTTACGGGGTCAAATTACAAATCGTATAAACACAAGTATTATATCACTCACATGAATTACGAGAATACGTTGATGAATTATAAATATGATAAAATGGAGGTAAGTAAAATCGAATGGAAAACGGTAGACCAATGTATTGATTGCATTCGACCCTACAATTTAGAGAAACAGCACATGTTAACAAATTTAGATAATATGTTAACTCATCATACACCTGTATTATTTTATTAAAAAACAACAGAAATATATGTTCATTCTATATACATATATTTTACTATTATCATGTCTAGAAATACAAAAAGAGTAAAATCTGGTGGTTCAAAGCGTGCAACGAAAAAAAAACAATCTATTGAAAAAATTGCGGATATTGTTCCGATGGATGTGTCTGAACGGAATTTATTAGTGGATGCCGCCGTAACACAACTTTCCGCTAGACTGAAAAACAATGCTGATGTAGAAAAAAAATACGATAAACCCGTCCGTTGTCCAAAAGGGCAACGGCGCAATAAAACTACAGGCGAATGTGAACCCGTTGGTAAAAAACCCCGCCAACTAATTGAAGGTTGTAACTATGAGTATAAAATAGAGACGCCTGAAGAAAGCGTGCGAGCAGAAGAGTTGAAAAAAATGTTAATTGCAGATTTGCGTTCGAAACTGATTATAATGTTAGGAATTGAAGATCCGAAGACTGAAAGTGTAATGGGAGCGCGATTGAAACCGCAGTTTATTAATTGGATTGTATGTTTGGAACAGAAGAGAGGATTGTTGCGAGCCAATAAACATGAGGACGAAAAAGAACAAGAAGAAAAAGAAGAAAAAGAAGAAAAAGAAGAAAAAGAAGAAAAAGAAGAAAAAGAAGAAAAAGAAGAAGACGAAGAAGACGAAGAAAAAGAAGAAAAAGAAGAAAAAGAAGAAGACGAAGAAAAAGAAGAAAAAGAAGAAAAGGATGAGGAGGAAATATTTGAAGACGAAGATGTGGATATTTCACAAATAGATAACATTGAAATGAGTGATAAGGAAAAACAATTATTGTCCACATTAGAATTGCTTCCCGGAGATGTAAATTCAACCGAATACAATAAAATAAATAAAAAGAACGAGAAGATTATGCGTGACAATTCGATTGTAGATGACGATTATGACTTTTTGTATCCAACGTTAAATGACCCCGATTTCAATGCAAAAATCGCCTCGAGAAAAGAATTCAACACAATCCGTTATGATGGAACAATTAAAAACATAAAAGACCAAGCAGACAAAATGTGTAGTCAGGATTTTTCTCTTATGCCTCACCAAATGTTTGTGAAAAACTTTTTATCATTTCAGACACCTTATAATGCATTGTTATTATACCACGGATTGGGAACAGGTAAAACATGCAGTGCAATTGGAGTGGCTGAAGAAATGCGCAATTATACGAAACAGATTGGTCTGGAACAAAAAATCTTCATTGTCGCATCCCCAAATGTACAAAACAATTTTCGCATGCAACTGTTTGATGAAACCAAGTTGGAGAAAGTGGGAGACCAATGGAACCTGCGCACGTGCATTGGTAACGAACTATTAAAAGAGATCAATCCAACTTCGATGAAAAAATTATCCAAAGACAAGGTTGTTTCGCAAATGAATACCTTGATAAATGAACATTACCGATTTATTGGATATGGAGAACTTAGAAATTACATAGAGCGAAAGATTAATACAACCAGTTCTGGACAAGACGCTACAGAAGCCATGCAGAAGAAACGAATATTGAAAATCAAACGGCATTTTAGCAATCATTTGTTTATCATTGATGAGTTTCATAATATTCGCATATCAGATGATAATAAAGATGGAAAGAAACTGGCTACACTATTGATGGATGTAATACAACACGCCGAAGATATTCGTTTGTTGCTCTTGTCGGGTACACCTATGTACAACAGTTACAAAGAGATTGTATGGACAGTGAATTTATTGAATGCCGTAGACAAACGCAGTACGATCAAAGAAAACGAAATATTTGATACACAAGGTGATTTCGTAGTGGGTGACGAAGACAAAGAAGGAGGTAAAGAACTATTGGAAAGAAAGTTAACAGGATATGTTTCATTTGTAAGAGGAGAGAACCCATATACATTTCCTTATAGGATATACCCTGACCAATTTGAACCTGAAAACACAATGAAGGAAGTTGCCTACCCATCCAACCAATTAAATGGGAAAGTTATTGAAGAGGCAATTGAGAACCTGCCTATTTATATTAACAAACTCGATCCTTACCAAGAAAAGGGGTATCTAGCGATATTACAGTACTTAAAACAGAAAACTACCTCTTCTGTTGACGAGAACAATTTCCCTACTTTTGATAATATGGAAAAATTCGGTTACACATTTTTACAACAATTGTTGGAATCACTGAATATTGTGTATCCCAACGAAGACCTAGATGAGTTGGTTCTCGACGACACTTCGGTTGTTCCGGAAACATTGGTGAAGAGTTACATTGGTAAAAATGGATTGAATGAAATTATGACACATCAAACTGTCCAAAAGGATTATATGCTACGTTATAAGTTTGAGTACAAGCCTGATATTATGGAGAAATATGGACGTGTTTTCCATCCGGATAATTTGCCCAAGTACAGTCATAAAATATCCAATATCACAAATAAGATTATGAAGTCGACTGGAATCGTGATTGTCTATTCTCATTATATCGATGGTGGCGTTGTTCCAATGGCTCTCGCATTAGAAGAAATTGGTTTTACAAGATACGGGAGCGCACCATTTACAAAGCCATTATTGGCGACGGGTGATACACGCATTGAACCCATTGATAGTTTACAAATGACTACAAAGGCGAATTTTACCGAAGTCGACGGCAGACGTTTTGAACAAGCAAAGTATGTAATGATTACTGGAGATAAAAATTTCTCCCCCAACAACTTGGAAGATTTGAAATATGTAACCAATGAAAACAATAAAAATGGTGAAATGGTCAAGGTGATATTGATCACACGCGCTGCTGCTGAAGGATTAGATTTCAAAAATGTTCGCCAAGTTCATTTGATGGAACCTTGGTACAATATGAATCGCACAGAGCAGATTGTAGGCAGAGCGGTGAGAAATCTGAGCCACTGCAAACTACCATTTGAAGAAAGGAATGTGGAGATTTATTATCACAGTACAGATGCTGTTCAAACCAACGAAGCAGCGGACATGTATGTATATCGTTTCGCCGAGAAGAAAGCGAAGAAAATCGGAGAAATCACGCGTATTTTAAAAGAGCAATCAGTAGACTGTTTATTGAACATTGGTCAATCGAATTTTACAGTGGAGAAAATGCTGGCTATTACCGAGAACAAGAACATAGCAATTCGGACTTCAAGTGGACACGATCTAGAGTTCCAAGTCGGAGACAAACCTTATTCGAATGTATGTGATTATATGGATAATTGTGAATATACATGTTCTCGACCTGTGGATATAGATAGGGTCAATGTAAATGATACAACTTACAATGAAGGATTTATCAAAATGAATTACAATGCTATCATTAAACGAATAAGAGAACTTTTTAAAGAAGAACCATTTTATACGCGCGACACATTGTTCCGTTCGATCAACATTCGCAAAGAATATCCCAAAGAAGAAGTTGACTTTGCATTGACCCGATTTATACAGAACAAAAACGATTATTTGATAGACAAATATGGACGCCAAGGATACTTAATCAATAAGGGAGATGTATATGCATTTCAACCGATCGAGATGAATGATGAAAATGTGAGCATTTATGAAAGAGGTGTTCCAGTTGATTACAAGAGAAACCATATCAAAATAGAGGTACCATCCAAAAAACAAAGCAAAGTTAGAATGGAGATAGAGAACGAGGTTGAAAATGCCGAAACGTTTGCTGATATTATGAATCAAATTACTGCAAACATAGATAGTGCAATCGAGATGAAAGAACGTCTTTTGGCTCAAGGTTCTCATAATTGGTATAAGCATGCCGGAAATGTGATGAATTTACTTAGAAAGAACCATAACGTAAAAAAAGAGGAATTTATAGAGCATTTAGTCTATCATAATTTAGATACAATGCAATTGAAAGAAAAATTAATGTTGATACAACAATTATATGGTGACCGCCTGGAAGATGCAAATAGAGAGGAAAATGAAATAACTGAATATGTGAGAGAATATTTCGAAAAGAGGATCATAACGTCCGACGAGAAAAATAAAGGAATATTGTTATACAATACATTTGGTGATACTACCAGTTACGTTATTTATGAACAAGATAAGGTGAACAATATGTTATGGACACAAGTGGAAGAAATGGATTTAGGAGACTATAAAACAAGCATCATTGAAAAATTCATACAACCAAAGAATACATACAATGATATGGTTGGATTTATGTTTTTAGCCAAGAACAACAATGTGGATTTCAAAATGAAAGACATATCAGAAAAGAAAAATGTGGTGGGCATTTTCTGCGAAACCAAATCCAAATCGGACATAATTAAACGCATTAATTCAATATTAGAAACGCCTATGTACAACGATAAAAATACATCTCAAGTAATTGAAATTACTGAAATGAAAAATAATAAGAAGGTCGTTACACAAAAATCAAACGGCATATATAGGTCAGGTCTATGCGCCATGATTGAAATATTACTGAGACATATGGACAAGCATTCAGTTGATAGCAAAAAATGGTTTTTCAGCAAAGAAGAGGCAATCATCAATAGTTTGATTGGAATCAAAAAATAATTTATAAAATTGAATTAGAAAGTTTCTAACAAATAACTACTATAAAAGTTTCTGCTAATATATTAGTTATGGAAACCAAGAAACCTCAAGATCGCAAGATACGCACAGATGTATATACGAAGTCTATGCTTACAAAAAAAATATCCCTGAATATGAACCAAATCGGTAAAAACATCAAACCTAATTTAGAAAAGTCAATTTCTAATTCGATACAAGGAAAATGTAGTCCTGAAGGTTTTATCAAACCTGATTCGGTTCGCGTCATCAGTTACACAAGCGGAGTGGTTGAAAATGAGAAGATTGTATTTGATACCATGTATGAATGCATGATATGTCATCCAGTCGAAGGAATGATCATTGAATGTACGTCGAAAACAATCACAAAGGCAGGCATTCATGGTCAGATTATAGATGAAGATGGAAATGTCCCTATACACGCATTCATTGCTCGTGATCATTTTCATAACGACAAAAATTTCAACAACATTGAAGAAAACCAGAAGGTGCTCGTTCGTGTGATTGGTATTCGTTTTGAATTGAATGACCCGTATATTGTTTGCATGGGAGAATTAGTGAATGAAAAATAAGTAGAAAAAAAATATTTGTATTATGAAAAATATTTTTTTATTATAAATGTGTGAATATTTACCTTACGATGTAATACGATATATAGTGGAGTTTGTTGATGACATTGACGTGCGACGGAATTTCAAGGTATACAATAAGGTAAAGATACCGCCAAAAATACAAACAGTGTATCATATGTATCCTGATATTTCGCCAGACGGGACGCGTCGTTGCATTTTACCGAACCGCCTGAAATCATACGAACGAACTGAAAATAACATTGATGACGACACGTTAGATGTACGTATACAAATCTTGGACGATTCCGTAGAATATCACTACAAATACTACATTTTTGGAAAATCGCCGGAAAATATGCACAATCAACAAGGGCAGATGAATATGGTTCTCGAAGTGTATTGTTGGTGTTATAGTGAATTTATATATATACGTTATTAAAACTATATAAACTTTGCTGCATACATATGTATAATCATGGCTTGCGACAATACGTATTCGTCCGAAGAGTTAGATGCCATAAAACATAGCATTGAAATAATGAATAAACAAGACCAGATTGAAATACTGAAATTGCTATCAAAATATTTATGCAAGTTAAACGAGAATAAGAGCGGAATATTTGTAAATATGTCGTTTCTGTCTAACGACATTTTAGATCAGATGAAAAAATATATTGAGTATACACAAGAAAAAGCCACCAATTTGGCCACTTTGGAATATCAAAAAGAGGAGTTCAAGAAATCATTACTTGACGAAAAAGAAGATAAAGACAACTCGACAGTATCATATAGCGCTATACACTCGTAGCAAATATCATGACGACTATTGGTAATTCCGTATTTTATTGTTTTCATAAAAACAATAATGTAAAAGACATTGTACAATCATTGCATCCATATGTATTTACGAAAGACGAACCACAGTCTATTGTAAACATCGACAAGAATTATAAACAAGACCCATCTGCCGTACAACCAACTACATATTCCCCAGAAACAGATTATTTTATTCCCGCACAGAAGGATGGTTTGTTTTGGTGTCTGTATGTTGCAATGTATTCATATGGAGAATATAGTGCGATTCACAGGAATTATGGTTTGAAAAAAATGGAACTGAATCAAGAAATTCTGGATTTTTTAGTAGACAACAATCATTTGATGAAACAAGTGAACCATAAATTTTCCAAAGTCGCCATTACAGAATTATTAGCAGATCTTTCCATCAATCAGCAGTCCACTACTTTCGTCAACGTGTATGCATACCTATGTTTCTATAAATTCAATGTATATATCATAAACAACGAGAAAAAGAGTTACTTGCCTTTTATATTTGATGCGGAACTTCCATCTTTTTTTATTTACGTTGATGGTTTCAAACAATATAAGTTGCGACTAGAACCCGCGTCATCGAGCGATATTGAACATCTAGACAACAATTTTGTATGTTTAGAAGGAATGAACAAGACGATGAAAAGTCTGTCGGCATATAAAATTGCGGATTTAACAACCATCATGGAAAAACTTCACCTACCGTCCAGTAAACTAAAAAAGAACGAGTTGTATACTACAATACTGGAAACAATTCATTGGTAATATATACAAAATTGATTGCGACAAAATAATATATGATTTTACTATATAAGATTCTATATTATGAATTCAAAAACACACAATACCAGCAATAACCTGCGTGAAAAGAAAGATGAATTTCATAGAATCGTTTCCCTCTATTTAGAAAGCAACCCTTTATTGTCCACATACAACAAATCCAGTGAATTGGAAATTCGCTTTGGAACCAATCCTCGTATTAAAAAACCCATCACTAAAAATAACTACGACAATGTAATCAAACAACTGTATTCTTGTGGGTTTAAGGCGGAGAATAATAATGGAAATCAGATGCTGCGTATCCAAAATGAATATACCGACCCGCGCACCGGACAAACGCGAATGTCTAATATTCGTGCAGAAATTGTAGGCACTGATCTGATACAACAATATTGTGAAACAAATGATATTCAAAAACTGGTCAATATGCCTTCGAATGTATTTAATAAGATAAAATTTACACGCAAATCATCTCCAAAGGACAAGAAAGACAAGTTCATACCAAAATTAGATATGGAAGATTTCAATTTCCGCGTTTCATTCCAAGAGGAACAAGATTTTAATATTCATAGCAATCTTGCCCGAAATATTATGTCGAAATGGGTCGACTCAAAAAAAATGTTTCGCTCTTTGAACAGGGTTCGTTTCTATCACGAGACGTATCCAATCTTTGCTGATTTGACTATTGTGAAAACATCCAAGACGAACAACCGCGTACCTATTCCTCAGTATAATATTCAAGATGCTGGCGTATTTTCAAATGTAGAACATTACGAGATTGAATTAGAAGTAGACAATGCCCGTGTTGGTTCAGGAACGAACTTTGATAATGCAGACAAACTGTTATCTGAATTGCGCAAGGTGATCCGCATTGTATTGTCGGGCATTCAAGATACTAAGTACCCTGTCGCATATAGCGAACACGATGATGTCCTAAAACATTATATTACTATGATACACGGCGAAGACTATGAATACTGGCGCATGCTACCGAAACACTTTCTTGGTCCCAGTTCGTACACCTTACAGTTATCAAATATTATAGAATCCGATACAGATAACGAACATAAAACCATTTTGAAAGATTACACCGTTACCGACAAAGCAGATGGCGAAAGAAGATTGTTGTACATACATAAAAATGGAAAAATCTATATGATTGATACAAATATGCGGGTCATGTTTACTGGTTCAAAAACCAACAATGCGCATTTGTTTGATAGCATATTGGACGGCGAATTCATTAAATACGACAAAAACAAAAAGATAGTGAATATTTATGCTGGGTTTGACGTGTATTATATAAATAATAAGTCAGTTAGGCATCTCCCATTTACACTACGCAACAAAGAAGACCCGGCAGGCAAGTGCCGTATGAACTTGTTGAATACATATGTGCAAGAACTTGATGCGGTCTCTATCATGGATACAGCACAAAACAATGAAGTGAAACCCAAAAACAAGGCGTTGCATACGAATATTCGCATTCAAGTGAAGGAATTTCAACAGAGCAGTGACGAAAAAAGTATATTTGAGGCTTGTTCTACCATTTTATCCAAGGTAAAAGATGATAATTACGAATACGAGACAGATGGATTGATCTTTACACCTGCCTATTTCCCAGTTGGGGCAGACAATGAAGGCGACGAACCAGGGAGTTTGTACAAAACCACGTGGAACTCTTCATTTAAGTGGAAACCTCCTCTGTTCAATACAGTTGATTTCCTTGTTTCAGTAGAAAAAACGGAAACCGGCAAAGACAAGGTATCTAATATATACCAAGATGGTCTGGATGTAAGTACAAATTCTAATATTCTTCAATATAAGACACTCACGCTCAGATGCGGTTACGACGAACGAAAGCACGGGTTCTTAAACCCTTGCCAAGACATTTTGAATGATAATATTCACTTTTCAAACGATGTAGATAGCAACGACAATTACAAACCGGTTCCGTTTGTTCCCACTCATCCTTACGACGAGAATGCCCATGTATGTAACATTATATTGAAGAAACAAGGTGATAATATGGTATTGTTATCGGAAGAAGGAGAATATTTTGAAGAAGATACCATTGTGGAGTTTAAATATATTCACGAAAACAAAGATGGTTGGAAATGGGTGCCGTTGCGCGTAAGATATGATAAAACTGCGGAGTTGAAAGCGGGTCTGAAAAACTACGGCAATGCATACCACGTTGCTAACAGCAATTGGCGGTCTATTCATCATCCGATTACCGAAGAAATGATCGGCACCGGAGAAGAAATTCCTCAATTTGTAGAAGAAAACGATGTATATTATAGTCGATCCAATGAACAGACCAGTACGCAAGGGTTGCGCGACTTTCATAATTTGGTCGTAAAGAGGTCATTGATTACAGGTGTAGCGAATCGTGGGGATACCCTCATTGATTACGCGGTAGGAAAGGCAGGGGACTTGTCGAAGTGGTCCAAATCAAAACTCAAGTTTGTCTTTGGAATTGATATTTCGAGAGACAATATTTACAATCGCATTGATGGAGCGTGTTCTCGCTATTTGAACATTGTGAAGAAATATAGAAATAGCAAAATGAAAGCATTGTTCCTCAGAGGAAACAGTGGTACAAATATTCGCAACGGTTCTGCATTTGAAACGGACAAGGACAAACAAGTGTCGAAGGCGGTGTTTGGTAATGGTCCCAAAGACCAAGAAATGCTTGGAAAAGGTGTATATAATCAATACGGTATCGGCGAACAAGGTTTCAATATCAGTTCTTGTCAGTTTGCGATGCACTATTTCTTTGAAAACAAGGATACTCTATACGAATTTATACGCAATTTGAGTGAATGTACCAAGGTCGATGGTCACTTTATTGGAACGTGTTATGACGGAAGAGCTGTATTCAATCTGCTCAAAAACAAAGAAGAAGGTGAACGCATACCCATCATGAAAGCAGACAGAAAAATTTATGAAATTACAAAAATGTACGACAAAACGGGTTTCCCTGACGATGAACTCAGTCTGGGTTATAACATTTCTATATACCAAGAGAGCATCAATAAACCGTTTGTAGAATATTTGGTGAATTTTGACTATTTCATTCGAGAAATGGAAAATTATGGGTTTGTAATTGTAAGCACTGAAGAAGCCAGTCATATGAATTTACCTAGCGGGACAGGTATGTTTTCGGATTTATTCAAACAAATGGAAGACAATGTTGCACAAGATCCCAATATGAAACACGATGTTGGACAAGCGTTGTATATGACACCAGAAGAAAAACGAATTTCATTCATGAACCGCTATTTTGTATTCAAAAAAGTAAGAAATGTAAACATGCAGAATAAGGCGTCTGTTGATACGGATGCAATTCATACGCAAATCGAAGAATTGGAAAAAGAAGACGCGAAACAAACTCCATTGGAAACTGTTATTCAACCCAAAAAAATACGTAAAAATAAGAAGAAGGTAGTAATCGAAAAAAATTAAGCCATAATGAAATGATATAAAAATAATAGCTCTTTACCTATCAGCGAGAATTATTATTTAGTATTGATGACGTATTATCAATTGCCTAGAAATAATTTTTTTACATATAAGTACATAGATTACATTGAAAGACATAACCAACCTGTATCTATCATTTCACAATCACAAAGTGATTATTTGTATGAAATCAAAAAACACATTGGTTTGATCGAAAAAGATTGGGATATATTTAAAAAATACACAAATCCATATGAATACATACATACCAATATCCCTCACAAAAATAAATATATTGCATCGTGCAATCCATTGTCGCGATCATATTTCAAAATGATTGAAATAATGAAAATATTCAAGTTGGAAGCAAACTCCAAACCTATTCGCAGTTTTCACTTGGCTGAAGGTCCAGGCGGTTTTATTGAGGCACTATGTAAACAACGCAAGTGTCCATATGATAGATATATTGGTATGACCATATTGGATGATAAGCACGATCCAAATATACCCGCGTGGAAAAAAACCAAGCATTTTTTGAACCAATACAAAAATGTAGTTATTGAGAATGGTCAAGACGGTACGGGAAACATATTGTCGTTGGACAATTTCACCTATTGTGCAGAGAAATATTCGTCATGTATGGATTTAATTACTGGCGATGGTGGGTTCGATTTTTCAAGTGACTTTAACAACCAAGAAAGTCATATATCGAACCTGTTATTTGCCCAAATGGCGTTTGCACTTGTTATGCAAAAAAAAGGTGGGTGTTTTATCTTGAAAATATTCGATTCGTTTATGCACCATACAGTTGATTTGCTCTACATATTATCCTCATTTTATGAAAAAGTAAGTATAGTGAAACCCCATACAAGCAGATACGCAAATTCGGAAAAATATGTAGTGTGCAAAGGTTTCATATTTCAGAACAGTCAAGTATTTTACCCTTTTTTACACCGGGCATTCGAAAAAATGACGAACAACAAGGACGATTTGCACATTCATCGCTTTCTTACCATACCCATCAATTCCTATTTTTTGAATAAACTAGAAGAATTGAACGCGATATTCGGTCAACAGCAAATAGAAAATATACATTATACAGTATCGTTAATTGAGAACAAACATAAACAGGATAAAATCAACAACCTCATTAAAAACAATTTGCGCAAATGTGTAAACTGGTGTATGAAACATAACGTTGATTACAATGTATTTGACGACTAGTTGCTTCCTGCGTTTCCCTTTTTACTAACCGGTTTTTTTCTTTCTATTTTTTTTTTCATCGTTTTTTTTTCCAAATCATCAGCATACGTATTGATGATTTTGAATATTCGTAAATATTCAGGCACATATTCTGTTGGGATATAGCATGGGTCGTAGAATATACTACATACAGTCCCGTGTGTAAACATATTACAACATAATTTCTCTTTTAATGCTTCATTCGTTATCGCATCCTGCAATGCAAATCCCGCCTTAATAGACTGAACCGTGCCTTTTGAAATAGTATATTCTTTGAAATGTTTTGACAATAGATCTATGTTATTTACAATTTTATCTATCAAATCCTTCTTTTTTGACGATTTTATAACACGTATCATACAAGATTGTTTCGAATTATATGTCTCCCATCGGTATGAAAACACATATGGTAAGTCTCGTAGTTGCGACAACTTCATTTTTTCTAGCGTGTTTCTGTATTTAGATATGTTCGTTGTTGCGCCTGTGAATTTCACAGCGAACGCGTCGCGAACACTGAGAAAACTGCAAATATACATTTGAATGTCTGTGGGAACATATTTGTTCTCAAAGAACATTACATTTGTCTTTTTACATTTTCTGCGAAATAAATACCGCTTCAAGCCACATTTGATGTCTTTATTTACCAATTTAAGGTTCTGATAATGCATATGCTCACATACTAATCGTTTCCGTATATGTAGAGAAATGTTCTCTAGGTGCCTTTCTATACTTTTTGGAAAAGTAGTGGTTGTCTCTCGCATAATGCTAAAATGGAAATGGTCCGAGCTACCCCCCCTCAAATAGTTATTTGAATAGTTAGTCCACATATTGCGCATACGGCACAACTCATTGTACTCATCCACTAGTAGGTTTAACTTCCGGGTGTAATTACGAATAGCAGTAGCATTCATGTTTTGATATATATATGTTGTTACATATATCAAGTTATTCACAATTCTTTTCAATTTTATCTACCCACCTCGAATATTTGTATCGGTACATTCTTTGTATACACCATCCTTACCAACACTCGGTGTCTTCTTGTTAGGGTAACCAATCTTGTCCTTCACTGTATATCCATTTGCTGGAACACCATATGCTAATGCATTTGCAACGTGCATCCCATATGCACTTTTGTATGACGAAGCAGCATTGGTAATGGTATTGTATCTTCGTCGAGCAATCAAATCACTTGACGACACTGCTCCTTGTTGAGCAAATTGATAATTATTTGGTTTGTAATGCAGAACAGTGTATCGCAATTTGTAACTGGATACATTTGGGGATGTATTGGTTTGGTATGTTCCGCTTGTAAATCCAAGAGAAGTCGTTAGAATATCATTGTTCAAAATAATCTTAGGTGCACCACCCGGCGATGCAGGTATAGTCCAATCAACTGCTAGATCTCCAAGGTCTGAGAATATTACCGGTGTGGTCAAGTTCGTCGATGCATCGATTGGCGTAGCAGTAAATTGCACCTTCTTTGTTAAATTGTTCATTTGGATGTCCAATAAAGTATTTTTGGTTTTGTTGTCGGGTTGTAAGAAATAATGGTAGTTATTGATCATCTCGCGCTGCAATAAGTTGTTTATATCGGATACATCATAATACCCTGCTGATACATCCACCGTAAATTGAATTTGTCCATTATCGACGGATATCCATTCGTAATTGAAACTTGTATCCACAGACAGAAAGTGTTTATCACAATCGGTCTTTCCAGCGGGACTGTACAAATTGTTAACAGATAGCCCACTTCCGGGTGTTACACTAGAGTCCCCTTCGCGAATATAGTTGTATTGATTTTGTTGAAATGTCTTGCTGCGACTGTTCAAATATTGGTTCGCATTCGCATAATACTTTGATTTGTTATTTGCAGGATCGAAATTCTTTTTAATCATTCCACTACTTCTTAAGCGACTTAATGCATTCTTTTGTGGCGTTCCGATATCACATTCAGCGTCACAACTTCCAGGTATTTCTGTTTTATTGCTCGTTAGATGGATGTCTAATGTATTGACTAAACCATTTTTATTCGTCGCCTTTGAATTAATAATCGATCCGTTCGGCATATTTAGTAAATCTATCGAAACCGACGTACGAGAATTGCACGTCGGATCTCGTGTCGCAATCTCGCGACGATAAATCTCTAAGGGTTGACGTTTGAACAAATTGCTACCACTTATCGTTCCTTCACGCTTATTTTTTCTAATGGTTGTAGTAATTTGTTCAAATGTTTCTCCTTTCCATGATGGAAGGACAGATATGGTATTTTTAGTAAATATCTCCGTCATTCAGTATAATATATAGTATTATGTTATAATATAATTATGAAATTGTCCGTAAATATTCCTACTGCTATCCTAATTATCTTGGTAGTGTTTTACACGTTCATCATCTTTTCTCATTTTACTAAAAATATGAGAGAGGGTCTTGAGAACCAAGACGAAGAGAATTTAGAAGAAACCGATATGCCCGAAGAAGAAACCGAAGAAGAACCCGAAACCGTTCTGACTCAGATGACCCGCATTGAGGGAGAAATCGAAGATCTTGAATCGGAAATCGAAAAGCGTAACAAGGTTATTGAAGATTTAAAGAAGATGATAGACGAGACCGAAGAAGAGCCCGTGGAAGAATAATTTAAAAACTATAGACAAAACCTAATAAACATATGTTCATTTATTTGATTAGATAAATGAACATCGCATTGAAAACAAATCAATATTCCATTCATAATACTTATTTGCTTGAGAAAAAAAATAATGTTATCGTCGAAGGGACGTTTTCGAAAATCGTATTTTCAAATCAGTTCTTCACCATGAATGGTATCTATTTTTATTTAACCTTGCGAGAGTTTGAACAAAAACATCATTTAAATGGTTTGTTTTTGCAGTTTCACCCTTATCAAGAACAGAATTTACGCATGATTCAAGAGTTGGTGCGCATTGAATATAACATTTTGGATTATTATCGGCGCCAAAACCATTGCAAGAAAAAAATATCTAACATCCTATCCAAACAGTTGTATTCAGGTTGTATGAAAATATATCGTGATCTAAAAAAACACGCGAAACCTATTACAGGCGTTGATAACAATCACTATGTTATCAAAATATCAGGTATATGGGAAACGATAGACGAAGTTGGGTTAGCTATAAAGCTTGTTGTTGCATCTTCTCCTTGAAATTAAAACGACATTTTCATTCCACCGCCTCTTCTGCCAGCCTTGAATGGACGGGTTCCTTGTCGAAGATCATATGGAATATTTTCATTCGAGTTATTTGGTTTTTCTGTGTCAAATGTTTTGACATCGACAAACCCAGTTGTTTCATTTATTTCATATGTCAGATTTTTGATTGTATGGTGTCCGCTATTATCTGATTTTGATATATATGTATCAAATTCACCCCGATTTACAATTTTTTTCAAACCATCTTTTAACTGCAAAATATTTTTGTCCATGATAGGATAAAACTGCTCGTAGTTAATGGTTAGTCTGTGTTTGTCTACTCTATTTTTCATCATATTGTCTTCATATCCCCACGCCCAGAAATTGGGGAAACCCAGGGTTTTTTCAAAATCTGCTCCAGTCATTGATATAATTCCACCTAAAGCAAATTTATAGCCATAGAAGTGCTTGACCTTTCCAGGGGTTGTTTTGTAATTCAAAAAGTTTTTTAAATATGGCATCGTATCTACATCATTGAATACTAACGTAATATTTTTGTAATCGTTTGGATACTGTTCTTTTACCATCAAGAAACCAATATTTTTCATGGCTCCTCGATTGAAATCCCGTTTGTCGACTTGATGTATATAATAAATCTTGTACTCGTCTTTGGGAATATCTTCCATGACCGAAATCATATGTCTCGCAAAAAATCCTTGTTGCTGCGAACGATCTCTATATGGAACAAGAAATACCATGGACGGTACATTTTTCTTCTTGGCTTCTTCGTCTTCCTTCTTCTTGGCTTCTTCGTCTTCCTTCTTCTTGGCTTCTTCGTCTTCCTTCTTCTTGGCTTCTTCGTCTGCCTTCTTCTTGGCTTCTTCGTCTGCCTTCTTCTTGGCTTCTTCGTCTGCCTTCTTCTTGGCTTCTTCGTCT